CGGAGGAGCCTTATACTACAGAGGAGCCAGAAGCGGAGTTAACTCCATTGGAGCAGATGTGGAAATCAGCAGAGAAGATATCGTCACAGACAGAATAGTTCCTGGTAACTTTCTAAAAGTACCTATTGATAACTATTTAGATGCTATAGGAATAGACCCTATAAAATCTCAGATTGCGATTATTAATGCAATCAATAGCGATAAATATCGCTTTGTAGTGGGTGCGCTATCGCGAAGGCAGGGCAAAACCTATATTGGGAATATTATAGCCCAAGTAGTTGCACTTGTGCCAGGATGCTCGATACTGATAGTATCGCCTAATTATACTCTTAGTCAAATATCTTTTGATTTACAACGACAGCTTATAAATCATTTTGACCTAGAGGTAACGCGAGATAACACCAAAGACAGGGTTATTGAATTATCAAATGGTTCAACAATTCGTCTAGGTTCAGTAAACAATATTGATACGGTAGTAGGACGTTCGTATGACTTTGTTCTCTTTGACGAAGCCGCTCTGTCAGAAGGCGAGCAGGCTTTTAACGTTAACATTCGCCCAACTTTGGATAAGCCTGGGTCGAAAGTATTATTTATTAGCACCCCTCGGGGTAGAAACAATTGGTTTAGTCGGTTTTATAATCGTGGTTATGACGATAACTATCCTCAGTGGGTTAGTATAAAAGCTACTTGGCATGATAACCCACGAGCCTCGGAAGCTGACATTGAAGACGCACAGAAGTCAATGAGCGCAGCAGAATTTGCACAGGAGTATCTTGCAGACTTTAATATCTTTGAGGGGCAAATCTGGAACTTCAATTATAAGGAATGTGTTCAAGATCTTAGCGAAATGGATTTCCGTGGTTATGAAGTATTGGCGGGAATTGACGTCGGGTTCAGAGATCCCACCGCCTTCTGCGTAATAGTATTTAAAGATGATAAATACTATGTAGTAAAAGAGTATTATCACGCAGAGAGAACAACTGATGAGCACGCTGAAGCCTTGCAACCTTATTTATCAGAATGGGATATTGATTGGATTTATATTGACTCGGCAGCTCAGCAGACAAGGTTTGACTGGGCTCAGAAATATGACATAAGTACAGTCAACGCCAACAAATCAGTTTTAGATGGAATAGCACACGTGGCAGCAATAGTAGATAATGATAGGTTAATAGTAGACCAAGAATGTGTGGAAGTATTACGCGCTCTAGACCAATATAGATGGGATCCTAACCCTAACTTACTTCGTGAGAAGCCGGTTCACGATAGCTCTTCTCACATGGCTGACGCATTGAGATACGCTCTGTATTCATTTGTAGAGGAAGCACCTACGTTTTAACGACCTAATAAAAAATAAACCTTGACTTTTAGTTCATAGGTTGTTATGATTATCAGATAGTGTTCTAAAATTATGTTAAAGAGAGACCCAGTTAAATACATAAGGGATAAAGCAAAGTCAAGATACGAAAAAGCAAGTAGTTGTTATATTTGCGGGGACAATAAAAGACTTGATTTCCATCACTACTATACATTAGCTCCTCTTCTAAATAAGTGGTTAGAGGAGAAAAAGAAGACACGCCCAGAACATTATACTGATGAGTATATTACAATCTGGAGAGAAGAATTTATAGATGACAATTGGGCAGAGTTATATGAGGAAACAGTAACTTTGTGCCATAGTCATCACTTAAAGCTCCATAGCATTTATGGAAGAGACCCAGCGTTAGTTACTGCACCAAAGCAGGAACGTTGGGTAGAAATACAGCGGGAAAAGAATGGCTTGGTATAATTGGTTTTCAAAAGAAGCAGCGCCCGCAGAAGAGAAGTTAAACCCTTCCCAGCCAGACATTTTTGGTGCGGTTGAAGGAGGGGGAAGAATAGGCACATTAGAGCCTGTTCTTAAGTACACCGAATACTACGAAAAATTAGAAGTAGTTAACAGAGGTGTAAACATGCTGGTAGATGATGCGGCAGAGATTCCAGCTAGGATTGGAGAGCCAACAGGAGTTACTCCTGTAGCTAAAGGGGTTCGTAGAAGCAGAGTGGAAAAGCTCCTTAATGTTGAACCTAACCCTTTTCAGGATGTAAATACATTCAAGCGAAACCTCATCATTGATTACGTTCTGGACGGTAATATATTTATATATTTTGATGGAGTTCATCTGTATCATCTACCAGCAAATTTTGTAGATATTGAGCCAGATGAAAAAACATATATTTCAAAGTTTATTTTTAATGGTAGAGTAGAGTATGACCCCTCAGAAATTATTCACATAAAAGAAAATTCTTTTAGAAGTTTATACAGAGGACGTAGTAGACTGGCAGCTGCTAGGAGCGTTATGAACCTAGTATGGAAGATGAGACAGTTTCAGACTAAGTTTTTCGAAAATGGTGCGGTTCCAGGGCTAATCCTAAAACACCCCAGCAGTTTGTCCCCTAAGAATAAGCAAAAGATGTTACAGTCTTGGTCTCTTTCTTATTCTCCCACTGGAGGAGGAAAAAGACCTCTTATACTAGATGGCGGAATGGATATAGACAAGCTAAGTAACGTTAACTTTAGGGAACTAGACTTTGAGGCATCTATAGCAGCAAGTGAAAAAGAAATATTAAAAGTACTTGGTGTTCCACCGATTATGCTTGATAGCGGAAACAACGCTAATATTAGACCAAATCATAGAATGTACTACCTAGAGACAGTAACCCCCATAGTAAGAAAAATGAATTATGCTTATGAGCGTTTTTTCGGTTATGGTGTGACAGAAGAAGTGTCAGATATACCCGCACTTCAACCAGAACTAAGAGACGCAGCCTCCTATTATTCTACATTAGTAAATACAGGAATTATAACTCCTAATGAAGCTAGAGAGGCTCTTAACTATGAAGCCATGTCTGATGGAGAAGGTATAAGAGTTCCTGCCAATATAGCTGGTTCAGCTGCAAATCCAACAGAGGGCGGAAGGCCACAGGAAGAAGAAAATGACGAGTAGAAAAGAAATTTTAAAAGAGCTAGGAAGGTTTATTACAGACAGAGGAGGACATCTCTCTACTAGAGAATGGAACTTCGTAACAGAGGAAGAATTGGGCTTTAAAAAGGGACTAGTAAATAAGGCTTATCCAGCTACTGGTTGGTATGCTATTCAAAGAGCCGCCCTTAAAGAGTTTCAGAAAGAGGTTGTAAAAAAACCAGAGCCTGTAAAGGTCGAGACTTCATCGGATTTATCCCCGCTGGAGCAATTAAGGCAAAAGAAAGATGGATAAAATTTTTCACATCGGATCCACTTTTAAATCCTTCAGTGAAGGTGACGATTTGTTTATTGCTGGTATGGCCAGCACTAATCATACTGATCGAGTTGGTGATGTTGTTTCAGCTGAAGCGTGGACAAAAGGCGGATTAGACAATTATTTGAATAATCCTATTATTTTATTTAATCACGATTATAATCAACCTATTGGCAGGGCTATGGGCCTGAAGACTGGAGATAATGGTCTTGAGCTGAAGGCAAAGATTGCAAAATCTGCCGGACATGTAGGCGAACTGATTAAAGAGGGCATCCTTGGAGCATTTTCCGTTGGTTTTAGGGTCAAGGATGCTGAATATATGACCGAAACTGACGGATATAAGATCAAGGATGCAGAGCTATTGGAAGTTTCCGTAGTCGCAGTGCCTGCTAATCAGGCTGCAACCTTTTCTATTGCGAAATCTTTTGACTCTATGGCAGAGTACGAAGACTTCAAAAAATCTTTTAACCAAGATGAAACTTCTAACACTGAAGAGATTCAGACAGAGGTGGATTCGATGCCCCAAGACTTATCGCAAGTCGAAGCAAAGGAGAAAACTATGAGCGATATTGATATCGACGCGATTGTATCCGCTGCTGTTGAAAAGACTGCGGCGGCAATGGCAATGAAAGAAGCAGAACGCAAATCTGAAGAGAAGGCTGCTGTAGAGGCTGAGCAAAAAGCCGCTGCCGAAGCTGAAGCTCAAAAAGCTGCTGAAGAAGAGCGTATTAGCGTAGCTGTTACAACAGGCGCTGAAAAGCTGCTTGCAGACGTTGAAAAGCGTTTTGCAGACAAAGATGCTGACCACATGGAAACTGTGGCCGAGCTTCAAAAAGAATTGGCTGAAAAATCTGAAGAAATTCAGAAGATTCGTGAGTCTAAGCGTGTATTCGCTGACCGAGGTCAAGTAGCTACAAAACAAGACGAACAGGACATTACTGATGCCTTTGTTCTGGGCGTTATTACTAAGAAAGGCTGGGACACAAACTACGGTCGTAAATTGCTTGAAAAAGCAGTTAACGCCACAGGTGGTGTTGAAGTTCCTGGTGTTGGCTCTGAAGAGACCTACGAAAACATCGTATCTACCACAATCGAGCGAGACATCGAGCTCGACTTGGTTCTGGACACAATGTTCCGTAAGGTTCAAATGAATGCAGCAACTATGACCGTGCCTCTGATGCCCGACGCAGGTTACGCTGAATTTGTAGCTGGTGCTGGCACCGGTGCTTCAGGTGCTCCCAAAGGTAACTTGGACGCTCGCGGTGACGCTGTAGGCTCTCCTTTTAATGGTGTTGACCTCACATCTAAGCTGTTGACCGTATCAAAGCTTGTTTCTAAGTCTTACATGGCTCGTGAAGTAGAAGAAGATTCTATTCTTCCTATTCTTCCTTTGATCCGTGAGTCTATGGCTCGTTCACACGCACGTGCTATTGAGCACTCTTTGCTGTTGGGCAATGCTACAGATGACCTAATCTCTAGCCCTTACAACGGTTTGATTGCAAATGCTGGCGTAACGCTGGACACAGGTGCAGTTTCTCCTGTACCACAAACAAGTGCTTCTGAGCTTCTTGACATGCGTCAAAGCATGGGCAAGTATGGTCGTCGACCCGATGACGTAGTTTATGTAGTTTCTTTACAGTGCTACTATGACTTGTTAGACGATGCAGACTTCCAGAAGGCTAATGAACTTGGTGAAGTTGGTACTCGAGTAACTGGCGAAATGGGTCGTGTATACGGTTCACCCGTTGTAGTCAACGACGAGTTCCCAGCAGCCGCACAAGGCAAGCCTTTCGCGGTAGCATTCAACAAGCGTAACTTCGTAGTACCTGTACTGCGCGGTGTAACTGTTGAGCAGGACGACGACATTGAAAACCAGCGTCTCGTTCTTGTTGCTTCTCAGCGTCGTGGTTTCGAACTTATGTTCGCCAACGCTGGCGCAAACAACAACGTTGTAGTTCATAACTATTAATAGTTCTGGCGGGGGCTGGTAATACAGCCCCCATCGCTTAGAGAGACACAATGGCAGACTTAATTACATTAGATCAATTTAAGTTATTAGAGGGTATAAACTCGACTCAGTATGATGAAAAGTTTGAGACTCTAATTACTGCCGTAAGTGCTCTTGTTCGGAATTATACCGGACAGGAATTTGACACTTATAGTGCTTCTCCTGGTGTTACAGAAACTTTCAACGTACGTTGGGGTTCTGATACTGTGGAGCTGGGCTATGGCCCAGTTCTACAGGTTCAGAACGTCTATGAGAGAACATCTCAGTCTGGATCATACACAGAGCTGTTCTCTGATGGTGCGGGAAGCCCCGCCTCATACGATTATATATTAGAGAAACCCTGTTTTCTCATAAGAACAGATGATGCTGGTTACAAAAATTGGCCAACAGGTATTGGTTCAGTAAAAGTAACTTATACTGCTGGATATACATCAATTCCAGTAGACATAGAATTAGCAGTAGCAGATATTATTAGCTACTACCACAATAATGAGCAGAAGCAAAGACAAAGTATTGCTTCTGCTACAAGAGAGGGTGCTCCAGCATCTGCTATTCGTAATGACCCCGGTTTTCCAGACCACATTCGTCGTGTTCTGGACCTGTATCGGAATATTTAGTGAGTAAAAGCGCTTTAGAAAAAGTATTAGAGGACATAGAAAAAAGAATACTCAGTAGTTCAGAAGAGTATAGAACTTTAATTTCTGATAAAAAAGCTCATAGCATAACACTTGATGCGGAAGACCTAAAAAAGCAAGTTGAGGCAGAGCTAAAAAGCAGGACTGGTTTTGAAAAGGGACTTCCAGAATCCCTAAACAAAATAATTGATGATGAGGTGCCAAAGATGGTCGCAACTCTTTATCGACAATTGAATCCCGCTAATTTTGAGAATAACCTAAGAAGAGCTTATATAACGTCCAATCGAATAGGAAATGACAAAAGATTCACTGTAAATCTGGCCGTTAAAAAAGAAGGATCAAATAGGAGCGTTTTTTCGTATTTTAGACGTTTAAAGCAGTCCGCGCAAAAACCTCTAGTAAACGCTCTAAATGCCCAGATAAAAAAGCTAAATAAGAGCAACAAAGGGCTTCAGAGAGAGGAAGTAAAGTCAAGCGCATTTTTGGATATAGGCCACGAAGAAGAATCTGCAGTATCAGTACAGAGAAAGCAGGCAGTAGAGCAATCTTTATTTCAGTTCAGTAGCACCTCCAAAGATAATTTGGCAAGGCAGTTTATAAGGGAATTAGCAGATTCGGTAAACTTGAATATTACTAAGAAGCCTGGAACGCCTAAAGACATTATCGATGTTACTATAGAGAGTAAATATTTAAATAGAGGTATTCAGGCACAGCAAGAGAAAGAAGCCGCAAAAAGAATACAGGATGCGTTAGATAAAGCAGTTAAAGATCTGGGCGAGGATAAGTGGGCAAACCAACCGGGATCAGATTCTAAAGTACAGAGAATGCAAAAGAGCGTTTTGAATGAGTTTTCTCAGGATAAGTTTAGATCAAAGAATATTCGCTCTAATATAAAAAATAATAAGATAAGTAATAAGACCAGCAAAGCCTCTAGTAAGAAAAGAAAAGTAAGGGGTAAAAAGCAACCAACGGTTCAAGATGATAAGAGAGTAATATTAGAGAGCTTTCAGGAAAGAAATCAAGACTTGTTATCTCTTCAGGCTTTATTAAATGCTAAATTGCCCACAGAAATAAGAAAGAACATGGGCTATCCTAGACTAGAAAATAGAACAGGTAGATTTGCGGATAGTGTTAGAGTTACAGACATATCCAGAACAAGAAAAGGGTTTCCTAGTATCGGATATACTTATCAAAGACAGCCTTATCAGGTTTTTGAGCAGGGAGCGGGTAAAGCCCCTTGGTCAAATGAAAGAAGAGACCCAAGGTCTCTTATCAATACTACTATACGAGAGATAGCATCAGAGATTCTTATTGGAAGATTTTTTACTAGGAGAATTTAATGGCCAACAGAGATTATACATCTAGAAGGATGTCCATTGTAGATTCCTTGGTAACAAAACTCAAAGGGATAAATGGAAACTTCCCTTATAGAACAAATGTTTATAGTAACGTTCAAAATAGGCTATTATTTTGGGATGAGGTCAGGGACTTTCCCTCTATTCATCTAAGTGCAGGGGCCGAAACCAGAGATTATCAGGGTGGTGGATATAAAGACCGATTCATGACCCTGACTATAAGGATTTACGTTCAAGAAGAAGACGCCATGTCAGCATTAGAAGCACTATTTGAGGATGTGGAAACGGTTTTAGAGGATAACTCTAGATTACAGTATACAGATAGAGACAGTCAAACTCAGTATACACAACAGATAACTATTATAAGTATAAGCTCCGACGAAGGCGCTCTTGAGCCCCTAGGAGTTGGTGAAATAATCTGCGAAGTAAGATACTAGCAGATAAAGCTGGGAACTACGAGAAGTAAAGGCTTCTAACTAGTCCCACAGGAGAAAATAAATGGCCTTACAATTTACAAGAAACGCCAGAGTATTTGTAGAGTTCGAAGCTGGAGCAACCATTTGGGAAGTTCCTGTATTAGACGGATTCTCATTTAGTCAGGCAATCAATTCGTCAGAGATTACAATCAGTGAGGCGGGAATTACATCTCGTCGAGCCCGTCTGTTGTTCAATGACAATTTGGCGCCGGTTGAGTGGTCTATGAGTACATATGCTCGTCCGTTCTCTTCTGGTAGCCCCATACGCACAACATCTCCTGAAGATCCTCTTTGGGCTATGTTAATGGGAGCAGACACATATGCTAGTAATCAACAACAGTTTAGCAACAGCATCGTTAGCCAAAATGTAAATAATCATGTTACAGGAGCATCAGCCACAAATACTTGGGATTTTAGTGGTTCCAATACTTCTAGTTTCGGAACTTCCACTTCAAAAGTGAATATTTATTTTGCTTTTCAGGATGGGAGCAATGTTCAAGTTTATAAGTGTGCAGACTCTGTTGTAAATTCGGTTACGTGTGACTTTGATATCGAAGGAATTGCTACACTTCAGTGGAGTGGTTTTGGACAATCTTTGATTGACGAAACAACAACAGTTCCCACCGCTACTATTACTGAAGGACTCACAGAAACTTCAAACTTTATTCGTAATCGCATATCTACAGTAGATTTAGAGTGGGCTCAAGCATCTCACAGCCCAAATCCAGATACATACTCTATTATTTTAACTGGCGGAAGTTTTTCAATTGAAAATAATATTAACTATCTGGTTCCAGAAGAACTAGGTCTGGTAAATAAGCCTCTAGCTAATATTACTGGTGCTCGCTCCATATCAGGTAATCTTACTTGCTATTTAGATACTGATATTGCTAATAGTAAGTCTGGAGAATTATTTGCAGATTTGGTAGCTGATACCACTACTGTTCGTAATACCTTTAATATGGCTGTAAATATTGGAGGAAGCGACGCAGCAGGGCCCAACTTTACCCTAGATTTGCCAACAGCGCATTTAGAGGTTCCAGTAATTAATGTTGAAGACCTGCTTACATTGGATGTTACCTTTCACGGCCAAGTAAGTGGTGGTGATGTGGGTAACACAGATGAAGCAACAATTATATACAGAGGCGTAGATATCTAATATCTAACTTAAACTATAGGGGCTATTTAAGCCCCTTTTTTTATGACCTATCAAAAAATAATTCTTGACATTATGGTGTTTCATTGCTATAATTGTGCTTATTTGGTAGAAATAGTTTCTGCCTTCTATAACAACAAATTTGGATTTATTATGAGCGAACAAGTTTCACTTAAAACACTTATGAAGCCGTCAAAGACGGTAGAGATCGACTTTCCTGGTATGCCCCATTTCAGCGTAGAGCTTTGCTATTTAGGTCGTGATGAACTTCTGAAGCTGAGAAAGCGTTGCGTTACGAACAAATTTAACCGCAAAACTCATCAACCAGAAGAGGTATTAGACGAGGAAAAGTTTTTAGTAGAATATGTTAAAGCTGTGATAAAAGGGTGGTCTGGTCTTAAATTATCATACTTAGAAGAGCTTCTATTAGTTGATACTGAAGGTCTGGACCCTGATACCGAATTAGGCTATTCTCAAGAAGAGGCAGAAATGCTAATGCGCAATTCTAACCCTTTTGATGAATGGGTTACTCAAACTGTGGGTGAATTGGAAAATTTTACCAAAGGCAAGTAGAGGCTTGCGAAGAATTAATCCAAAAAGCCTTCGAAAAAGAGCAGTCTATATCGGTAGATAAATATCTCGCCATGTGCGAACAATTAGGGCAAGAGCCCGATCCTGCCAGAATGCCAGTATCTTTAGACGTATTTCCAGAAGAAGTCCAATGGGCTTTTATTATATTTAATCACCTTCCAGACAGGTGGGAAGGTATGAGCGGTAGCTATTTAGGAAAAGATTGGGCCCCTATAGACTTTTTCCTAAACTTATTTGAAGTAGATGACAAGAAAACTGTAGTATTTTTTGTTTCAAAACTAGAATCTTTATATTCTAAACATATGGCTGATAAGATAGAGAAGCAGCGCAAAGCTGCGGAAAGAAAAGCCAGCGCGGGCAAATATGCCCATAATGTGAAAGTCTAATGGCAAATGAAGTAAGAGTAAAGGTTATACTGGATGATGACGGCACTATACGTCTCACCGAAAAGAGCGCCAAAAAGCTCG